ATCACCACAGCATCGCCTGGTTGGAGGGCTAATGCAGAAGGCGGCAGAGCGAAACTTGCCCGTTCTCTTGCCGCCCAAGTTTCAAATAACCATGAGTCAACTATTCTGGCCGCCTGCCCTGCATCCATTACGAGCGCTATCTGAGCTTCCGATATGCGCCCCGCGGCTCCGATCAGCCGCCTCGATCGTGCAACTGCTTGACGATAATCAGACTCGACCGACGAGTACGAAAGCCTTGCTTCGGCCGGCAGCTCTGTCTCTTGTCCACGAACCATGCGAATGAGATCAGCGCCTGCTTTAACTTCGACGAGTTCGTCAAGCTTGAACACGCCCCGCGTTGGCTCAGCCCCACGATGGATGAAGCGAATTGCATCGCCGCCTTCGATTGCGTCGATGAAGTAAGCTAGTTCGAGTGGCTGCAATGCCTCACGCGCGGACATGGACCGCTCGAGAACCAGCCCCGTTACCAAACCGTCAAGGCTGGAAACATCAAACTTCTCGAAGCCGTACCCATCGAGCAACGATCGCACCACCGAAGCGAGATCCTGCGGCGCAATACGTCCTGTAATCCAATGTCCAAGACCCCAGTTCTCGCCGTCACTCCAAACGTCGCTCCGTGCAGGAAAAGCGGGGTATGGCCGAGCATCCCAAGCGTATACGTGTACATGATCGAGATCGATCATGCGGCCACCATAGACAGCCGATACAGGATTCGATCCTGGAAGATAACCGACATGTTCAGGATCAAACGCCTCAAGCATCGCTTGGAGATAACGGCGCTGCATGAGATCATCGCGTTCACCATTCGAATGATAGGGAACGAACGATTCCGAACTTTTCGGATCAACAAAAACATTCGGCTGGTTAGCCCCTTTGTCGATTGTAGGGCAGCCGATCTCTGTCAGCCAGATGGGCTTCGATTGAGGGATCCAGCTCGTCGCTTCACCACTCTCAACACCTCCTTGACGGTTGTAGTGCAGGTTTTCCCACCAGCCCCTTACATCCTTGTATCGAAATACCCAATGCTTGGCCGCCATACCATCGGTGATCGGCGAACGAATTTGCGCATCGCGGTCTGCGCCGCACGAATAAAACCAGTCGAAACCTTCGCCGGAGACAAGATTCGACTTCAAATAATCAATATCATAGACGGAGCGTGCGCCTCCTGCCCGATCGAGATGCTCGCCATCTCGCCAGTCTGAAAGCGGCCAGTAGCAATCAATCGCTATGGCATCTATGGCAGGTGACGACCAAAGAGGATCGAGATGAAAATTGACATCTCCTGTGCCGTCACTGGCATGATGGCCAAAATATTCCGACCAGTCGGCAGCATATGTTACCTTCACAGACGGCCCAACGATCGTCTTTACATCGGCGGCAAGAGCAACCAGGGCAGCTACAAAAGGATAAGTATCCGGCCCCGATCGCACTTGTGTTAAGCCGCGCATCTCGCTGCCGATCACAAACGCGTCGACACCGCCAGCAGCAACGGCAATATGCGCGTAATGCAGCACCATTCGACGGAGCGTCCATTCCGTCGGGCCTGAATACGATACGGTGCCATCATTTATTGCAAAATCTTCCGGTCTCGCTGTCCCAACCAACTGTGCGATTTGGCTGGCCGCGGATGGCGTCTTATCGGGCGAACCAAATCGGCCAGGTGCTGGATCGACAGTTATACGCCCCCGCCATGGATACGCAGGCTGCGAAGGAGCTCCCGAAAATGGATCAGACAGTTCGTTTCCCAACGGGATATCCATCAGGACAAAAGGCGTGAGTACAATCTGGTGGCCCCGCTGCCGAAGATCCCGTATGGCAGCAACAACGGTGCTATCCGAAGGAGTTCCACCGTAGGCGGGCGCATTATCGATACTTGAGACGATCGGTGCAGCCGCACGATCCAAACCGGCAACCGACCAAGAAAGCGGTGATGTCGCTTTAATGGGAGCATCTACCGCAGGCTGGATGAGACAAGACGCTGCTCTCAGATCACTCCCAAACCAACTGACCACAAGTGAAGTCGAGCGAGCATTGGGAAGCGATCGGTCCAGTTGATCAAGCGCGATTTCCCAGTCGGTTCCCCCTCGCAATGTATGTGTGTTCTCCGATACCGACCGGACCCGGCTGAGCGTCCTCGTGACAGGTTCGCGAGCGTAAACAAACTCGCCCGAACCGGGAATCATAACGACACCGCGAACAAGGTGCGCGAAAGGGTCGACTGATCGGAATACTTCGAAAGATAGCTGCGGAATACGATTGCCGAAAGCCTCCAAAGCCATCCGCTCAAAAACGACGTACGCAACACCCCGATACGCTGGCGCCGAAGTTTCGCCTTCGTGTGAAACAATGAGACTATCAGCATCCTGCATCTCACTGCCAAGGTGGAGCCGCCATACGTACTGGCCGAGGTCAAGCTCTTCACCATCTGCCCAAACTCGACCGATATCCGTAATCTCACCTTCACATAGAGCCACGGCGAAGTTTGCAAAGTAGCGATAGTTAGTCTGCGATGCGGATGCAGCGGAGGGTATGCCTTTCGAGCTACCTACCGCTTTTGCTGTAACCGCCTGCTCCTCAAGATCGGTTGCCCATATTATCTGACCGCCCACGCGCCCGGTGCCAAACACGCGAGGAATCGACGCACCCTCGGTCGACGTCGTTACCTTTAAGTCCGAAAGTCGCGGACCTGAAACCGCAGCGCGCGAGCCAAACAAGGCCTGATCAATATAGGCTCCGGCCAGGCCGCCAATCTGCGAACCAATAACCGATCCAGAAAGTGTCGCCCCCAGTATTGCAATACCACTCGGCAGAATAGCGCCGCCAAGGGCAGCCCCTGCAGCTGTAAGAGCCAGCGTTGCCATCAGTCAATAATCCCAGGGAATCGAAACACAGCCGCGATCCGGCGCTCCCACCAACGCGTAAGCGCAACTTCCGTCACCGGCAGCCGCTCTGTCGCATGGATAAACGTTGTGCGGTCTGCAACAACGGTGCGCCCAATTTCAGCATCCGTCCCATTCATCGATGGGCGTCTAACTTCAACTGTACTCGCAAGAATACCAACATGTTTAGCGACCGTTCGAGTCCGGAATCGGAACACCGCAACATCGCCGTCACCCGCTGATCCGGCGGCAACCTCGACGAAATGGCAGCGAGTCGCTTCAAGCAATGTCTCACTGGCTGTCGCTTCAGTCCAGTCTAACCCATAGCCAGGGAGCACAGCGGGCTCACTTCCGTACAATTCCCGCCAAACGCCACGTACGAGGCCGATGCAATCGACGCCATTCCCAAGACTGCTTGCTTGATGATGATATGGCGTGCCAAGCCAACGCCGCGCCGCCTCAACGACGTCAGCACGATGAACCGGCCTGATGACAATCATACGCTCACTCTTCGTTTGTTGAAATTATCTATTAACTCGCGGCGATGTCAGGAAGTCATTACCGGGCATGTTGGGGAAGCCGCGATAATTGGTTACGTTTGAAAACTTTTCTCGACAGGTCGCGTGCTGCTTATCGCAGCCAGCTGTGACAACGAAGGCATCGCCCACTGCAATTCTGTTGCCGAGCTGTTGCCAAACCTCAAGCACTACATGAGATCCCTGACGCGAATGTCGCTTCACTTCGATGGATCTGCCCGTGTTCTCCCCGCCGGTAAAGGTGATCAGGCCGCGCGAGAACCAGCCGTCTTGAAAGCTCGACAAGTCACTTGTAAAAAACACACGGTCACTTATTGCAGTACCCACGACGCCGATGGCGCGCAATGACGGGGTATTTAGATTAATACTGCATCGCGAGTCGCCAAGTTCCGCATCACACAAAACTTGAAATACGCGCCCTTGCGATTGATGAAGGTAATGCGATAAGCCACGCACTTCCGCAGTGAACGCATTAGCCGTCCGTCGGACTTCCCCTATCGAGCCGCTTCGCATAAGTATCCGAGACTCAGGATCACTCCAGTCCACGCGGAAGATTTCGACTTCGGCATCGTCAAAATCGCCCGCCGCTAGGGCTGTTTCGCTCAATTGCGGTGACGAAAGAGCACCTTCAAGTTCAAGGTTATCTACAGCGAATCCTGCCGTCTCCTTGATCTCGCTGCTCGTAAAGCCGGACCCCGCTTCAAATATTGTGCCATCAAACGCGATGTCTTGATCGTGATCGGTGAAGCCGAGTGCTATGCCGGATCTCTGCTTTAGCCGCCAACACCAACACATTGTCGTTACGCCACTTTGAAGGGACGCGGCAAGACCTGGGGGCAACACTCGCATTTCAACAACCATTGGTTATCATATAGAGGAGCTAACAATTTCGGCATTCAGCACATCAAACACGAACTTCCACGATCGGTATCGAAGGAATCGCTCCGTGCCGGAATCCGGAAACATTGATTTCCAGCCTGTCTGCATCGAACCGAACGGGCACATCAAATTCGAAACCTGCGGTAACAGCGACTCCTGGTTCGGGAACGTAACCTGGCCGAAACCAGACAAGACCGCTCAGCGCGTCTACGTCAAACGCTGAACCTTCGATTTGCGAGACGCCATCCAGCGCGACAACGACGCTACCAGGAACCGGCTTGTTTATTGGACGCAGATACGGATCATGAAGGCCGCCGTAGCTCTTGCACAACGAAAATGCCTGGCGTGACCCAGTGCCGATACCAAGGTTCTGGTCCAGCGAACTCAGCGATTGCTCAGGCGGGCAAGATTTGAAATCTATTTGATCCTTCCAGCGAAACCCGTGAAGTCGCCCTCGCCGCTCCTCGAAAAACGCGACCACAGCATTAAGATCGTCGAGCGATCTTACGCCGTAGCCAGCATTGTAATTCCTCCGCGAATGCGCCCATCTCGCGTTTCGCTCTTCAAAGCCGGAGCCAAGAACAACGATATCTGTTCGCCTCTCCGGCCCACCGGTTGCACCGCGAGAAATCTGCGTTGGAAAGCGAACCTCATGAAAGGCCATGGGAACCCTTATCGATAGAAATCACGAAGCCGCTCCGCGTCACAGGTTCCGTTGCCCCTGCGCCAGGGCACGAGCAAGAACGGCAGCTATCTGTGTTTGAGACTGCTGAAAACTAGCGGCGTCTGAAGTCGTCACGTTGAAAACAATGTTGGCACCGTTCGCCGCAACATTCGCTACTGGCGATGCCGCCCCTTGGCTCGATGCAATCAAGGAAGAAAAGCCGCCGTTAGAAAAAATACTTCCACTCTGTGAAAAGGATGTGCTGGCCGCGGGGGCGTTTCCGCTCACAATCGAAGACGACGAGACCAAGGACTGTAGTGCTGTACCAAACGCAGTCTCAAGGGGCTTAAACGCGGCGTTAAGCGCAATTTTGGAGATGCTGAGAGCGAGACCGCTCAAAACATCACTTAGGCCTTTGCCATGCACCGCCAATCCCACGAATGCATTAGTTAGCGTACGACCGAACTGTCGGCCAAAACGATCACTGCCCTCAAGCGCGAGATTATATCGCATCTGGCTGCTTGTTAGCGCGTCCAGATGGATGCGCATTGCATCAACATCTCCGCCATTGATTGACGGTCCGAGCTGACTGACATTATCGGGCATGCGCCATCCTTTCGCAGTGAAATGAGTTCGTTGCTTCGACTATGCCCTATCGGGGAAACGACTCATCAAACCTGCAAGGTCTACGCGGCTCATAGACGGGCCAGAAACGCGACCGCTTAAGCCCTTTAGCGCAGCAGCAAGTTCGCGAGGTGTCATGGACCAAAAATCGGCGGGACGAAGACGAAGGAGACCCAGACCGGCCGCCATCATCTCCGCCCAGGGAAAGGGACCGCATCACCTCGCCCAAGCGTCGGCGACAAAGCAGCTTCACCTGGCTCATTTTCGTCACTTGGACGCACAGCTTGCCCCCCGCCGAACGTTGCAGACAGCAGTCGAGCAACAATATCGACAAAGCCGGCAGCTCCGCCTTCCGTCTGCAAACGCGCCACCTCGTCATCCGACAGATCGCCCCCGGAACCCCGCAACCCGGCACCGAGAACACGGATCGCATCGCGAGCCGAAAGCCGACCTGCTGCAAAGCGGTTGGCCAACGAGAGCATGTCCTCATCGCCGAACGCAGCCTCGAGCTCAGCCAAAGCGCCGAGCGTCAGACATAGTGTCATCTTTTGATCATCAAATACGGCCTCGATCTCACCGCGGTGAATATTCGCCATTTCATTATACTCCAACGTTTTCTTATGCGCCGCTGAACATAAGTTCACCGGCGGATTCGAGTGTTAGATCAAACGCTACTTCCCCGTCGTGCCGACCTGACAGCTCGAATGCGCTTATCTGAAAGGCTCCCGACACCACGCCGAAGTCGGGAATTGCTATTTGCCAAGTTCGAATGATCCCGCCGAAAACATAACTTCGAACGATTTCGTCAGACGCCGCATCCTTGAATATCCCCGTTCCCACGACGCGCGCCGATCGAGCCGCTGCCCCCGACAGAAGCTCGCGCCACCGACCCGCTGATTCCGAATGCGTGATGTCCACATTCTCAGTATTGATAGTGAGCGATCTCGATCGCAATCCAGCGACAGTCACAAATGAACCGCTCCCGTCGGCGTCAACCTTCAAAAGTAAATCTTTACCTCTTTGA